GGAGCGACGCTCACCATTAAAGGTGAGGTCGGTCAGGCCGCAATGTGGATCGTTATCGCCGAACGGCACGACCCCGAATATGTCGGCACTGAATTCACGGACGACGACGGCAACTTAATTACGGAGTACTGATGTCCGCCCTCGCAGTATCTGCCTTGGGCGTCAAAGCGATTGCCGCTTCCCACCCAACATTAGGTACTGCCCCAACGACCACGGGGGTTACCTCAACTCTCACTCCAAACGTCGGCGCTCTGTCGACAGTTAGCTGGACGTTCACTAGCACGGACGGGAAAAGCCAGGGAGCTTACCGTGTGCAAGCTACGAACTCGGGCGGGTCAACAACCCATTGGGATTCAGGTTGGCGATCGGGGACTGATGTCACCCTTGCGGTGGACATGGACGAGGAGTTGATCCCCGCAGCAGTAGTAAAATGGAAAGTGTCAACTCGTGACACGTCAGGCATTCATGCCCCAGAGGTTTCATCCGTCGATAGAAATTACGCCCCTTGGGGTGCACCCACGGTGACGATCACCACTCTCGAGGGTGTGGCTAAACCTACTGACGATCAGATGACGGTCACGCAGGCAACGGACGTGACTCTTGCTTGGAGTTTTTCCGACAGTCCAAACACTCAAGCTCAGTACCGGGTGCGGGTGGTTGACCCTGATGCGTCCGAGTTCGTTCACTTCGATTCCGGGTGGACTACTGGCGCAGGTACTTCGTTTGATATTCCGTTCACGTTTATGTCCGGCCAGAAGTATTCGCTTCGCTTGCAGGCGAAGAATAACTACGGGCTGCGGAGTAGCTGATGGCTGAAGACCAACTACTCGTATCAGCCGAGTACCCCGACGTTCACGACTTCGACGATGAGACCGCCGTTGGGCGGCTTTACCAGATTGGTATTAACGGCACGGGGTACATGCTTGCGGATAACCCTGAGAAGGGCATGGAGTATCTCCGCACAGTCGTTCCGTTGGATCCTCAACGTCTAGCTACTTCAGACACTCCGTTCTCTGAAGCTATCGAACGGTACTCGTTCGCAGCGGCGGATGACTGGGACTCAGGTGCAGGCCAGAAGTACTACCACCGTGGTGCGTCTACAGCTTCGTCGTATTGGGAATCGTTCGGGCTTGACCCGTTCACTGAAAAGGGTCGGATCAAGTTACTTAATGCAACTGTCCTCGAGGAAGCCGAAACTTACGCCAATCTCAAACTTGTTGTTGTGGGTAACGATCTGTACTACCAGTCGTCCGATACCGAAGTTTCTAGAATCCAAGCGGCTGGCGGAACGCCTGCCGACATCAGTGTGGCTGGCGGCATCACCATTGACGACCTTGCCTCCGATGGACAGTACTGGTATGCGGCCGATGGTCTTAACATTTATCGGGGCACCACATCCACTCCCGGTGGAGCATGGTCGACACAGGATGCTCTCGAAGTCACTTGGGCTGCGGGGAGGATCTGTGCAGCGGTCGTCTCTTCGGGGTCGACCCCAAACAGATTCACCACACTCAACGACAGCGGTGCGGAAGAGAAGAGTGCCGGGCACCTGACGTTGCCTGTTGGATCGACGATTACTCTCGGGGACACATCGAACGGTCATTTCTATTTCGGTGGTTACGCCGGAACTAACGGATCGATCTATGCGTGGAACCTCGGCGTCGACGAGTCGGGGGACTTTTTCATCCCATTTGAGGCATTGAAGATGCCGGGTGGAATGATTCCCACATCGGTAGCTACTGGTGGTGGCTATGTGTGGGTGCGGGGCTACCGGCCTGAAGGTTCAGGTAAGGGCCAAGCAGTTATTCTGCAATGTGTCCCTGATGGATCAGGCGCCCTCGTGGCTACAACGGTTGTCGAGCTAGCCGCTATTGGGACAGTTGCTGATCATCAGGTGGGTGCGTTCTGCGCCTATGAAGATCTCATGTTGTTCGGCTGGAAAACAATGACCACAAGTAAGGCCGGTGTTGGTGCTGTCAGCTTGACTACAGGCGGGTACGCAAAGTGGTATCAAGCTCTACTCGATGGGGATGTGACCTCTATCGCCGTGTGGCAGGGTTTCCCTGTGCTCGCAGTGAAGGGCCGAGGTATTTATCGAGTCAACAAGGATGCCTTTGAAACTGATGGCGAACTCGAGACATCTCTGTTCGATGGTGCATCAGCACTCTTCAAGATCTGGGACGATGTCGCTCTGACCATGGACCCGCTCGGTTCAGGGGAGTCCATCACCGCATCAGTCACTGTCGACAGCGGGGCCACGTTCACCGAACTCGACAACGGTTCAGTGTCTGAGTCATTGAAGAGTCATACGGTGGCTATTTCTAAGCAAGCCAAGGAGCTTGGACTGAAGCTCGAGTTTGTTGGCAGCGGTTCAGGCGACTGTGCTCTCACGTTCCTGTCCGCTCGTTTCCATCCCCTGGGTCTGGCGGACACTCTGGTCCAAATCCCGGTGGACTGTGGAGACCACTTGAAGGGTTTGAACGGTGCCCCACTCTCCGAAAATGGTGAGGGGACAGGTGTCCTCAGGGCACGAACATTACAAAATTTGGTGCAGACCAGGGTGCGGTTCCAGGACATCGACTGGCACGTCACAGGAGCCACTGAGAGCTACGAGGTGGAATCTTGTGAGGTGGAGGCCGTCACACTGTATGAGCCCTCTAGAAGCGGTTCTGCGCTGAGAATGATAGCGAAATTAACTCTCAGGAAGGTCGGTTCGTGACCACCTTTCGGGAGACTTATTGGAGGTCTAATGACTATTCAGGTTAAAGCTAGGCACGTTGATTGGAAGTCGGTCGCTGAGAAAGCGGTCTCGACTTTTATCCAAAGTTTTCTGTCAATTTTTGTTCTCGTCGACACCTCGACGATCAAAGGTGCAGCTACCGCAGGTGCGGCCGCAGCACTGGCCGTTCTCAAGAACGCTGTTAAAGAGTGGAACGGCAAAGTTGACGCATGAAGACCAAAAAGAAAGCAAAAAAAAAGGCAGTAAAGCCTAAAAAGAAAAAGGGTTCCGGGTACTAAAAATGGCCGACGACAGTGTCAACGACATCAGAGAGCTAAAGGTCTCCAAGATCACTCTTGGGTTTATAGCTTCGATCCTTTTTGTTGGGGGCACTGTTGCTTGGACTGCTGCTGGAACAGCGAACCGGATCTCGAATCTCGAGGACACGGTCCATGAGATCGAGTCAAATAAGTCGGTCGCTGATCAAGCGGTGATGTCGAGACTTGAGAGTCTGGAACGAACGATTGAGAACATGGAACCTCAAGACACTAGTGGGCTGGAATCCACGGTCGGAGGGGTGACCGAGCAACTCGAGGCGATGGAAGAAACCATCGAGGAGTTGGAACGCTTCCTCGAGGAAGACATTCAGTGGCAGATCGGAGATCTTTGGTGGAGGACAGATGTGATTGAGCGGGCGTGCCGCACCAGGAAATGGTGTGAAGAAATTCTGCATGACGAGTTCGACCGGTGAAGGAATGCCCCCATTGTGGGCGAGACGGTGATGGCGGAATTTGGTGCCCACACTGCGGAAAAGCTTATGATGCTGACGAGGCCAGAGAAATTCTTGGCAGTATTAAGACGCAAGGATTCATCGGCTCTGGCAGCTTGAATCCGAACGTAGAAAAGTTTTGGGCGACAGGTGATCCCTCGGTGTTTGCCGCTCCCGGTGCCCCCGATTATCAGGGGGGCTAGGCCGGGACCTGTTCAGACTCTCGCCGCCTTGTTGGCTGGGTGGGAGCTAGCAGCGATACTCTCGGGCAGGTTCCCGACGATCTCAGCAATGTGGTGGAAGTACCGTGACCACGACATTGGGCGGTTCATTTTAGGGATCGCATGGTCGTGGCTGACGTGGCACCTCTGGACTCAGAAGTCAACTAGGTAGCAACGTCATAATTTTTAACCAGTCGACGTAGATCCCTGATCGTCATCCCGTCGGCTGCGATCCATTCTTCTATTTTCATATGTCGAGTTTCTGCGTATTTGAAACGATTGCCTTCTCCCATATTTATCCACTGTTCTGTGCCATTGAGGTGTTCAGGGTTGCAGCAAGCCCTAACGCCGCAACTATGGTGAATGACTTGACCTTTGACTCGACCACCGATGAAGTAATCATAAAATGCTTGGTGGGTTTGCGTCACCTTACCCATTCCACACATAACCCCATAGCCGGATTGCTTGCTAACGCTGTACCAGACCCAGCACGGGGTCATACTCGGGACTTCTTGGGAGATTTTGAAATAGCCTTCTTCGGGATCGCTGTATATTTTCATCCGTTCTTCTGGCGTCAAGTTGTAAAGTTTGAGTGGTTTGTCTGTGTTGTAGTCCCCATTGTCGATGGCCTCAAAGATGCTCGCCGTTCCCTTTCTGTCACGGTGCCACCTTCTCCAATGTCCACCGCACACACCTTCAGCGTATTGTGCTGGTAAGCCACACTCACGTTGGTCGGGGCGGTAAGTCAAAGGCACTTTGCAAAATGTTTTATGTCTGACGTGGACGACTTCAGCGTCGCCCCATGTCCAGTATCGCTGATAATGCTTGCCACATAGACGCCTACCCTTGTCATCTGATCCCACTAAGTCTGTTCGGGCGCACACCTTTCCGTCGTCTTCGATTTCGCAAGCACGATGGTGGTTCTTGCCATAACCCGGGTAATTGCTCTTGTCTTCGAGATGGAGTGGTGTTCCGTTGTTTCGGTTTCTCATCCAGTGTTTTTGACACATTCCTTTCGCCATCACTTTGTTAGTGCATTTCCCGTCGTCGTCAGTCACTGAGCATTGCTTATCTCGACCTGAAACTTTGGTCATCTCAGAAGTCCAGTCCAGCTTCACGCACAGCCTGAGCAGCCGCATCCGGGCGAGTCTGTAGATACCGCTCGGTCGTCGACACGTCAGAGTGACGCATGGCCTTGGACACCTGGTAGATGTCGAGGCCGTTCTCCTTCAGGAGACCACAGAACGTCCGGCGCATGTCATGGGGTCGGAACACTATCCCCGAGCGACCCGAATATTTTTGGCATACCCGACTGATTGAAGCTGGGACGATGCCACTGTGCGGCCAGTCGGCGAACTTGATTCGCTTCGGGAGCCAGGAACCGGTCTCCGGGTCGATGCCCGCTGCACGGTTCTGGAACGGTG